GATATATTGATTTTATAGAGCAATTGTTATCTGAGAGAGAAAAAGAATTATTAGAGTGGGTTATTTCTGAAGAAGATATACCACAAAATGTTAGTTCTCTTTGGGCCAGTCTTAGGTGGTTTGAGATATATAAAGAGGCTCATAAGAGACTATCTAAATTATTAAAAGAAGAAAATGAAGACCATTAACATAAAAAAGAAGACTTCAAAGATACAAAAAGCAATAAAGAGGTTTATAACAAAGATTTATAAAAAGATAAAGAGTATGTCGCAAAAGCAGATAGAGATCAATATGTGATATATAAGTTATTAAAGGAGAAAGAATGAAGGTACTTAAATGTAGGTTAGCAAATTATAACGATAGGGTAGATGGAACGGTATCTCTTAAACTAGATTCTCTTTTAGAAGTCCCTGATAGTGATATAGCAGAGATTAGGGGAATGAGAGGTAACATAGCAATAGCAGTTATTACTGATGTTGTAGATGTACTAGAAGCCGATATAAGCACTAAGGACATAATGGATAACTTGCCAGATGATCCGTTCCTAGATACGAGAATAACACCAAGCCAACAGCAGAGAAGAGATTTGTTCGTGATACAGGAGAAGATGTTAGGAAGAAAGCCTACAAAAGAGGAACAGGCAAAGTTTTACATTGATAGAATGGCAAGGATTCATGAAGAGAACTTACAAGAGATTAGAGAGTTGGATAATTTAAGTTTTGAGGAAGAGTAAAATGTTTTGGACAATAGTTGGTGCTTTAATATTTGTGTTCTTTGTGGTCCCTATTGTTTTAGGGCTAGTTTTGGTGATTTTAGAATTGTTGTTTGAGGAAGATGAGGTTTTAGGTTGTGTAGCATTAGTAGTTATTTTGACAATTTTGATGATTATAATTTTTTAATATTGTATAATATGAGTATGAGGGAAGTAATAAGAGCTATCACATACCTTTTAGTCTTAGTATTTATAGGTTGTGCTAGTGTCTATTGTGTATTTTTGTTATTAAGTTTAATAAGAGCAATGGTGTTATGAAGTCAATTTATCAGATAGCAAAAGAGAATAATATAAGTCCAGTAACCTTGTACAAGAGATTAGCTGTTCGTGATATAAAGCCCCATATTGTAAAGGGGGTTATTATGTTAGACGAGGATCAGGAGAAAGCTATTTTAGTTTATGCCAAAAGAGGTCGCAAAAATGCCCAAGACAAAAAAACCTCTAACAAAGGGGAAGTTAAGTAAAAAACTTGATGAAGCATGGAGTTCGGCTGTTAAGAAAAGAGCTGGATATAAATGTGAAGTCTGTGGTATAGGAGAATCTGGACACTTAAACTCTCATCATATTGTAGGGAGACGCAACCGAATGGTACGCTGGGATATAAGGGATGGAGTCTGTTTATGCGTCAAGCACCATAGGTTTGGAATAGAATCAGCCCATGAAGATCCGTTATGGTTTAGGGAGTGGCTAGAGGATAAAAGGTGGGAAGACTATGCCTATCTTTATACGATAAAAAATCAGATTAAGAAGTGGACTTTAGAGGATATGGAGAAGCAATTAGAAGAGTTGAAGGATATTATTGAGAAATGAGACACTTTTAGTCCTATAAGTGAAGTGAAGATTTTAAATAATTTGACAAAAGGTAAAAATTAGTTTTATATTGGATATAATTTGTCTACCTACTGCCACCAATGGGAAAAGAAGCTGACTATGTAACCTCAAGCATAGGAGAAGTAGCATTTTTATTATGGCACCAGATTTATCCAGATGATTTAACCTTTAAACCCTTTGTTGGCTGTGTTTATCATAATCATAAAGTCAACTGGGGAGAGATAATAAATTCTTATTGGCTAGGAGAAAAAATACCTTCTTGTGAACTATCAGAGTGCATAGTTGTTGCTAAGAGAATACTAGACAAGGGTGAGATAAACAAGAAATGGTATAGAGAAATGAGAGAAGCGATTGAGGATATTAGGGAAGATTATGTCTTTCCTGTTGTTTAAAATGTTATCTAAAATGGTATAATATATAAAGATGTTTGAGGATTTTAAATGGTACAAGTACTTAAAAGGACACCCAACTGCATGGGAAGGTCATATTCTTTATATCTACAATCAGATACCTATTTGGAAGCCTAAAACTATTGTAGAACTAGGAGTTTACTATGGACACTCACTTGCAACAATGGCAGAGAGCTGTTTAGACCACAAGTTAGATACTAAGTTATATGGTATAGACCATTTTATGGGAGATGAGCATAGTGGAAAGTTTGGAACGGAAGTAGAAGATGTGGCAACAGAATGTTTATCTCAATATCCGAATGTAACTTTGATTAAGAAGTCTTTTAACAGGGCATTAGAGGACTGGGATAAGCCTATTGATTTACTTCATATAGACGGTAGGCATTTTTACGAGGATATTAAAGAAGACTTCGAGGGTTGGAGTAAGTTTGTGCCTAAAGGTGGGCATATAATTTTACATGATACTCAAGAGACTGGAAGGGGTTTTGGTATAAAGAGATACTTTGAAGAACTTAAAGAACAATACCCTGACTGGGATTTTAGTGAGAGAAAAGAGAGTCATGGGTTAGGTATAGCTACAAAGAAAACATAATTAAGAATTAAAGAGTAAAAATGAGATACTATGTTTACAATCATCATGACTTTTGGCAATGGGATATGCCTGATAACGAACTAATGGAGAGTGAGGTAGTTTTTATGTGGGCAGATTTTCCATTTAGAAATGAGGTAAAGACATTACAAGCTATGGGTAAAAAGGTGATAGTTTATGAACATGGTTTTGGTGCATTGTTTGATTATGAGCTAAACAACAGGGATTTTATTGCTGATGGATATTTAGCACTAGGAGATGAGAGTAGGGATTCTTTGGTAAGAGCTGGGGTTGATCCTAAGAATGTTTTAGTTACAGGCAATCCCATATATGATGACATTAAAAAGAGTAAACATACAGGTAATAAAGCTTTATATGTGGCACTACATTGGTTTAGGGATGTTCAGGAGTACAATCAGATAGTATTTAACCAGTTAAGAGAAGCATACCCAGAGTTTGATTGGACTGCTAAACTAACAGACAAGACTGGGGAGATATTCGCACCAAAGAAGTGGTTTAATAGTGTAGAAAGCGATATTCTAGAAGACATAAAAGAGAAACTTCCTAACTATGACATGGTATTTACACCTAATTCCTCGACCTTTGAGAGCTTTGCTAGACTTATGGGAATACCTGTTTATGTAGTTGATGAAGAAGAGACTTATAGGGAGTCTGGAGAGCCTATTAGAATGCCAATAAATAACACATACCTGAAGATAGGAGAGAAGTTACCTAAGCAAAAGCCTATTGATATGGATAAGTATATAAAAAGACCTAGTTTAGGTTTAGATTTAATTTTAGATTGGACTAAAACACTATGAGCGAAGATGTAAGTAAGCCATATACAACAATCACATTAGAGAGCAAGAAGAATTATGAAGAGGGTTGGGAGAGAATATTTGGGAGAAAGAGAAAACTAAAAGCACAGTTGCACCAGATAAACAACCAGAGGCACAAGATAATAAACGGTATACAATCTAAAGGTGGTAGAACTGAGGCTAGAGAAGCAGAGTTGTTATCTCTTAAAAAGAAGAGAGAAAAGATTTTAAGAGAATTAGACAGGCTAGAATAGTGGTATAATAGTATATATTAATGGATAAAGGGGGTTGTATTTAAGCCTATAGAGGTAAAGAAATGAGTAAATCAACAACAGAACAACAACAAAATAGTAAGGACAATAGTATATTAGAAATGCTTGAACAAAGAGCACTTAATGAGTTTCTTGCAGAAGATGATGGTGGTGTAACTAAGAGAAGAAGGCTTTTAGAGGTTGCTTATGAGAAGGCTAAGAAGGGAGATGGCGCTATGATAAAGCTTCTTTATGACAAGTTGTATCCTAATGCTAAGCAGTCAATAGATGTAACAAGTGGAGGAGACAAGATATCGTCAGGAATAGTTATTCAATGGGAGGACAATGAAGATATACAAACCGCATAAATATCAAAGAATGTTCCATAGTAGCAATTCAAGGTTCAGAGCTTTTATAGCAGGTCGTCGTGGAGGTAAAACGACCTCTGGAACAATGGAGGCATTAGCTTTTGCTTATGGAGAGAGTATAGACAGAAAGAAGAAGATACAAACACCTACGCATGGGTGGATCATATCGCCGACCTATCAGATGTTAAAAGACATTAACATACCAGTATTGATGGATTGGTGCGATCCAGAGGTTATTAAAAGTTGGAATAAGTCAGATAACAGACTAGAGTTTAAGAATGGAAGTACAATAACTTTGAGAAGTGGTGAGAATCCAGATAGGTTAAGAGGGGTTGGTTTGGACTGGGTATGGTTAGATGAGGCTTGTTTTATGAGTAAGCAGGTGTGGGAAGTAATTTATCCTGCACTAACAGATAAGAATGGTGTGGCGTGGGTAACAACAACACCGCAAGGATATGATTGGGTGTACGAGACATTTTATAAACCTGCTATACAGAAAGAGCCTGGATTTGAAGCATGGAAGTTTACTACACTAGATAACCCATATATTGACAAAGGTTTAGTAGAACAAGCGAGAAAAGATTTAAGTGATATGATGTTTAAACAGGAGTATTTAGCTTCTTTTGAGAAGTTTGAAGGACTTATATATCCAGACTTTAACGAGTTAAGACATTGTAGGGAGAGCGAGAAGGCAGTAACAGACATATACTTTGTAGGATTAGATGTGGGCTGGAATCACCCTACTGCGGGTCTTTTGATTAAAGAAGATATTAATGGAAACCTATTTGTCATTGATGAGTTTAGAGAGCAGTTTCTAACAGCCAAAGACATTAGTAATCAGTTAAACGGAATGCTTATCAGGAATGGATTAAGAGAGCAGGATATACAAATGTTTGTTATTGACCCAGCGAGCAAGGGAACACAGCAGACAAGTGGGCAAAGTATGATGTTCCAATTACAAGAGGAGGGTTGGGGATTTGTTCCTGCAAACAATGATGTTATGGCTGGTATTAACAGGGTAACTAGAATGTTTAGAGAAAACAAGCTGTTTATATCAAAAAGATGTAAAAACTTAATTGAAGAATTGAACAACTATCATTGGAGAAAGTGGAACGAAGAAAAGGATACTAGTAGAAGTGAGCCGTTTAAGCTAGGAGAGGACGAGTGCGATGCTTTAAGGTATGTTGTGCATTCAAGACCAGACTACTTTGAACACCCTAAAGTTAACATATATGGAGAACTGGAAAAAGAGGAAGATGATGAAGAGGTTGATGTTAATGATTCAATAGACAATTTAATGTCAGGGGGTTCTGTTTTAGACTAGATTTAATTTATTAGTAGGGAATCTAATGGAATATATAAACAAACAGCAGTCTTATTGGGCAAATCCAGATGACACACCTAATTCTCCTAGTGAGTATGTAAAGCACAAAGAACGGAGTGATTATTTGTTATCTATTCTTCCTAATTATGTAGACAAAGGGGATAGCATATTAGAGATAGGGTGTAATGTTGGTAGGAATCTTAATGCCTTATGGAACGAGGGGTTTAAGAATCTAAGCGGAGTAGATATTAACAAGAGTGCGATTGCAGAAGGAAAGAAACAATATCCTAACATGAAGGCGCACTTTATAAACGACACAATAGAAAAATGGTCTGTTGGAGATAAAAAATACGATTGTATTTTCTCAATGGCAGTCATGGTTCACTTACCAAGGACAAGCGACTATGTCTTTTATGCTATTAAGAATAGAGCATTAAAGACTATTATAACCATAGAGGACGAGACTCATTCAACTTGGAAGCACTTTCCGAGAAATTACAGGAATGTTTTTGTAGGAAATGGGTGGGAAGAAGTGTTTAGTGAAGAAGTAAAAGGTATTCCTGCTATGGAAGGTTATGTTACAAGAGTGTTCAAACGTAATATGTTATAATTGTATATATGGAAACAACAGTCATAGTTTTGTGTATTTTACTTGGTATAGCAGTAGTAGCTCTTGGAGTTATAGCCTCCTTGCAGATAATAACAGGCT